ATTGACGTTATGTCTGCGTTGACACCTGCCCCTGCAATAACATAATTCTTATCCTGCGGTGTCAGCACTCTTTCAGTCTCAGCCGTAAACCCGTCCACTTCAATCCGTAATAGCTTTGAGGGGTCAGTACTGCCTTTTACTATAGCGGTTGTGTCGGGGACGGGGAGGGCAAGTTGCCTTTCATTCCCTAAATCATCCTTTATGTAAAGACCGCCACCGGCTTTAGGATAAACAGCTACCTTATTCGCTGCTGGTGTACTCGGTGCTAATTGTTCTTCTAATATTATTTTTCCCATTTATATCTCCTAATGAATAGCAAGTAATCCGCTATCATTAATTGTAAGGGTTCCAGTTCCTTCAATAATATACTCATCAGCTATAAAAAGTTGCTCATAATCTGCAAGAATTACAGTTTCACCAGTGGCAATTCGATAGGTAACTATCCCATTACTACTTGTTATCTCATCATAATATGCAAGTCTTCGCCAAGTAACAGCCATTATTTCTTCTCCGGAAAGTAACCTTCTCTGAGATGCTTCATCAAATCATTCTTAATCAAATCCAGCACAGCATTAACATGAACAAGAGGAAGCTGAGAAGCCGCAATAAAGTTTACCATTCTCATATAGAGAACCTTTATCTGAGGCTCAAGAATGTCCTCATACTTAGCAGCAAGGCTCTTTAAAGCTTCTGGACTATTTTCATCAACCTCAATATCCCTCTTGATATGCTTTTTTTCCATTTTTTAAGCCACCGTACAACCATAGAATGCAAGCTCATCTACCTGAAAAGCCATTTTACCTATAACAGCATCAAGAGCTGCAAGAGCAGCAGCATCAGCTACATTATGACTAACCAGATCTATTGCCTGCTGATCATTAAAATCAACTAATGCATCAGGAACTCCAATATCATCAAGAGCCATAGTTGCCGCAACCTCAGCAGGAGTCTGACCTTCAAGACCAAGAGCTGTAAATACTCCTATGTCATTATCTGCTGGTATGTTAGTTGTACCATCAACAGTAACCAATGAATTATCAGTTATATCATGAACTATTGCATGAGCATGATCTGATCTGGCTAAAGACTCTGCCACACCCTCTGCTTGTACCTGAACTTCTAATAGCGCACTAGGAGCTGCTGTAGTTATCGGATCACCACCGTCGGGAAGATGACTTGCAGCATGAGCCGCCGCTACCGCAGGAGCTGCCCAAGATGGAACTCCACCCGCCAAGGTTAGTACATTTGTATTTGCTCCAACAGCCAACACCGCAGGAGTAGCTACACCAGAAGCATAAACTATATCTCCAGTCGCTGTAAGTAATGCTTTAGTTATTACATCATCTTCGTAAGCTAATTTCTTCCATGTTACTGCCATCTTTTATTCCTCCTGATTTTGTCTTCTATAAGTTCTTAAAGCCATTGTGTATCTACTATCAAGAAATTCTTTGATAGAAGAAAAACCATTAGCCTCCACCATTTTCTGAGTTTCCTTAAAATCTTCAATAGTTATTGTAACCTCTTGCTCTTTTTCCTTTTTCATGATAAGTATCCTCCTTTAGCTTAAGTCGCCGAAGTACAAACATAAACACTTGTATCAATATCACTAAAATAAAAACCTCCAACAACATCACTTAGAGCTGCTGCTCTTGGAACAAGAACCATCTCAGGAACTGAAGTAAGACCATCTGAACCAAGCACCACATTATCAAGCCATTCACTAATCTCAGTATATTCAACTTCCAGAAGATGCTTATAATCTCCATCATTCAAACCACCAAGACTATTATGAATACCTACAGCCGAACCAGTGAAGAAAGTATCAGTAACCATCTGAACCAGTTCAAAAGCAGTAGCATTTCTTTCTATTATAATACATCCAAGGAGCAACCCGAAGTCACTTATCTCTATAGGTAAATCACCCGGAGGTTGTGCCAGTTGTGCTTCAGCAAGTTTATAACTATCATTTCCAAGCACTACATAAACATGCTCATCATCAGTATGAATATAAACCCAATGACAGGCAAACTGTTTATTTTTAACATCATCCAGCGCATGAGTCGCAGTATTCCAATATTGAGTGTTGTTTATAACTGTATCTGTACCATCAGAAATAGTAAAACCAGTAGCAGTATCACCATAAACAAGAAAGTAACCATCATCACCTGAGATATAAGGATTATAAGGAGCCGCATCAAACGGAGTCATACGATAGATTCCATGATATACGATACCCTTTTGGATATTAAACTGTCGTGTAGCACCACCCACATCAGCTATAGCACAACCAGAAGCAAGTTCTGTACGTCTTAGAGATGTTGCTCTCTGCTGAAGCTTAGCTACTCCATCTTGAAGTCTCATACCAGCATTTGCAAAATGAACTCTAACAGGAGTACTGGTATCCTTCATGCAGGTACCAAGACCAATTTCAGTTGTTCTGTTAAAGCTGGCTATTTGAACTGAGACCTGTGGAGAACCATTATTATAATCAAATCCTACATGATACTTAATATCAGCAGAACCTATTACCTTATTAGCTTGCTCTGCCAAGGAAACATACACAAGCGGATCAGTAGTTTCTATTCCAGTTCGGAGTAGAGCCTTAATGGCAGATACAGTTACAGTTCCTACAGTTCCTTCTGATATTAATCCACCCTCAATAACCATTGAAGATTCTGTATATCTACTATAATCAGTATTAGTATACTTACCAGCAATAGCATTCCAGAAGCCAGTTGAACCTGCAACTACATATGGTATATCAGCTCCAGAACTATTAGCAGTATCCCACTCATAAAGAGTTGATTCATCTCCAGTATCTTTAATCTGATATACAAGAACAAGAGTTCCAGGAATACCGACTTTTTCTAAAAGTTCTATTGAAGGATCATCTATATCAGTTACAGCCAGAGGAGCTAAAATCCTATCATTAGCATCACTAAGACGTAGAATATGATCATCTTCAGTAGGAGCTTCTGTAATCAACCCTTGACGATTTGAGACAATACAATGACGTAACTCACCATCAAAATCACTATCTTCATCAGCGATAAGTTCATCATCTTCAAATAGATAAGGACCATTAGATCCTATATATATCTTTTTCTCAGTCACAAATTATCCTTAATACTCGCCATAAAAAGGAGTTAACTGGATAACTCCAGCACTCTGAGCAACACTATTAATAAATCTAAAAGCTCTGATGTTTGCAGCATTTCTCAGATATATTCCATCTGTATCTTTTACAAGAACATGACCAAGACCTGCTGATACAGCATCAGCACCAAAAGCATACTTGACATTATTAGTTTCACAAGTTATCAAAAGACCTGAGATAAGATCACCATCAGTATTCTTAAACTTTATACCAGTTACACCTGTATCAATAGACTGAGAAGTATCTGTAACTGTCTCAGTAACGGTGACTCCTGCTCTTCCTCGTACTTCTAATATATTCATTTTTATCTCCTTCGTTCAATTTACGAACGTAGTTTATACAAGTTGCTTATATTTTAAAGGTTTATCAAATGAGATTTCTTCAAACTCATCTATATTAGGATCCTCATAAGTCGGATCAAAATAAACAGCATAATCATCAAGAAGCTTAACAATATAAGCTGTTGCATCCATAACATCCCAGAGTTTTGATCTTGGAAAACCAACGAGCTGAGATTCAAGCTTTGTACAACAGGCTTTATTATGATAGACATAACCCTGACGATAATAAGGAGCAAGCCAACCTATACGTTCTTCTTTCTTTGCCGTTGCTTTAAGTTCATGATATTGAGCAAAGACATTCTGAACTCTCATCTCATTCTCAATTGGTTGAGATATAAACTGATGAAGAGATGTTACCTCAACTGCAAGAACCATAGCTTTCAAACGAGCAACCATTCCAAACATCTCTTTATACATCTGATCAGGATAGAACTTACCTGATATAATATCTCTGATGAAGATCTTTCTTGATGTTCGATCAACTCCAATACCTACAATAGCAGTATCAGCATTATGAAGTTGAGGTTCTTTAGCTGGATCAACTATTACCATATTTAGAAGATTCTCAGTTTCAATTTTCTCAACCTTCTTACTATCTTTATTATCTGGATAGACTGTAAGCTGTTTAATTCCCTCAGTATAATAATGAAAATACTCTGGCTTAAAAGTTGCAGTCTCAGTAGCAACTGGAATATTTCTCATCTCACGATAAAAGACATCTAAGATTCCCTTCTCACGATGAGATTTAACTTCCTCTTTTATCTCCTCAGTTGTCATAAAGAGAGGAGCATAAGAATTATAACTATCATCACAGACACTCTGACAAAGAGAATTCCAATCACTCGCATCAAGAAGATCCTGTAAAAGAGCATCCTCATGTTTGAGAGTATCTATATAGATAAACTCATAATCTTTATCATAACGTGAGATACACTTCATAACATCAGAGAAGAACCATTCCTTATTTTTCTTCCTCATTTTATCATTTATAATTTCTTCCTTATCCTCAAGATCATCTATGATTATCAGATCAGGACGTCTTCCATGATAAAGAAGACCACGAATCTGCTGACCAGCACCACGAGGAAGAATAAGAGTTCCACCAGATGTTACCCAAGCTTTTTTAGAGAACTGTTCCTCAAACTCTGACTCAATACGCTTTGTCTTGATTGAGCCAAAGAACTTTCTTACGAGCTGATTACTTAAGAGTTCATGTTTGAGAGAATCTGTTTGAAGCATAGCATTATCAGCACTGTTAGATAGATAGATTATAAACTTTTTTGTCTCAAAAAGAATATGCCGACTGGCAAGTCCGTAAAGCATCGTGGAGGTTTTGCCAAGACCTCGAGGAGCGGCTATAACTGACTTTCCATGACCAGAATCTATTACATCCAGAATCTGCTTGTGTAAGATGCTGTAATTAGAATAGAAAATTTCTGGAAAAAAAAATCTCGCATGAAAACCTGTATCTTTAGCACAGCGAGTTAAGATGTCTTTTACATCACTATCCATTAGTATCCTCAGTTGATTCAGCTAATATATCTATTTCACCCGCTATCTTAGTCGCATTATCTCTTATCTCCTTTATATCATCTGCAGTAAGAACCGCATGAACACCTTT